CTTAGAGCCAGATCAAGACCTAACAAGTTACGACGAAGACAAGGTACGCCTAACTAAGTACTACGGTCTTGTACCTCGTTATTTGCTAGAGATTGGTGAGAAGGAGGCAATGCTTGAAGACGATGAAGACATTGCTGATATTGAAGTAGAGGAGCCAGAGAACGATGAACAAGATGCAAGCTACTACGTGGAAGCTATTGTGGTTATCGCTAATGGAGGCATCCTACTAAAAGCAGAAGCTAATCCATATATGATGCAGGATCGGCCTGTAATAGCATTTCCTTGGGACGTAGTTCCCGGTAGGTTCTGGGGCCGTGGTGTATGTGAGAAAGGTTATAACAGCCAGAAGGCACTCGACACAGAGCTTAGAGCGCGTATTGACGCACTGGCTCTTACAGTACACCCTATGATGGGTATGGACGCTACAAGGCTTCCTAGAGGCTCCAGACCGGAAGTTAGACCGGGCAAGATACTGTTAACTAACGGTGACCCTAGGTCTGCACTGTTTCCATTTAACTTTGGTCAAGTAAACCAGATTACCTTTGCACAAGCAGCAGAGCTACAAAAGATGGTACAGACTGCTACAGGTGCCATTGACTCTGCTGGTATTCCCGGCAGTATCAACGGCGACGCTACGGCTGCTGGTATCAGTATGTCCCTTGGTGCTATCATCAAGCGTCACAAGCGTACCTTGATTAACTTCCAACAGTCCTTCTTGATTCCTTTTGTTAAGATGGCTGCTTGTCGTTACATGCAGTTTGATCCAGAAAACTACCCTGTCAAGGACTACAAGTTTAACACTACATCTACTCTAGGCATCATTGCCCGTGAATACGAAGTAACACAACTTGTACAGTTACTACAGACAATGTCTCAAGAGTCTCCGCTGTACAACACGTTGATTCAGTCAATTATTGACAACATGAACCTGTCTAACCGTGAAGAACTAATGGCTAAGTTAGCTCAGGCAGAGCAGGCATCACAGCCTACACCTGAACAGCAGCAGATGCAACAAGCGGCTGCACAGGCACAGATGGCCTTCCAGCAGTCACAGACAGCAGCACTTAACGGTCAGGCAGTAGAGTCTGAAGCTAGAGCGCAGAAGATTGCTGTAGAGACACAGCTTGCACCACAGGAGCTACAGATTGACCAGATTAAGGCAGTCACTGCTAACCTGAAGGCAGGCGATCAAGAAGACAAGGAGTTTGAGCGTCGTATGAAGATTGCTCAGACATTCTTGAAAGAGAAAGAGATTGACCTAAAGAATCAACCTCAGCAACAACCAGCACCGCAACCAGTGCAACCCATGCAACCCCTTCAATTACAACAAGGATAACTTGATGGTCGTAACACGTACAGAACTAACTCAAATAGTAGATCAAGTCAATAAAAAGTTTGCTGAACTAGAAGCTAAAATTAAAGAGTTAGAGGCACAGAATGTTAAGAAACTACCGAACAAGAAGGCGGCGTAATGCCTAGCCCACGTAAAGGTAAAGCTAAAGTAAAAGTAACGTCTAGCGGTAAGAAAGTATCTTACGGGCAGGCAGGCCCAGCTAGAGGTGGTGGGTCTAGGGTAAAACCGGGAACTAGCAAAGGCGACAGCTACTGTGCTAGGTCACTAGGTATCAAGAAACGTCTTCCTAAAAAGAAGCAGAATGACCCTAATACACCTAATAACTTATCACGCAAGCGTTGGAAATGTTCCGGCGCAAAATCAAGGAGAAAGTAATATGCCCGGTTATGGAATGAACTACGGTAAAAAAGCGACTAGTGGAAAGAAAAAAAAGAAGCCAATGAGGGCTAATACTACAGGCTCTCGTAAAATGAAGACCCGTAAGAGCTACTAAAAATTATGATTATTGAGTCTGTTGCAGCAGCCAGTGCTATCCTAAGTTCCATAAATGGTTTAATCCAGAAGGCTAATGAAACTGGGTCTGGTGTGCAACAGCTTATGGGAACTATCTCTGATTTTGGAGAAGCTCTAAATAACTTTGAACTTGAAAGAAAGGCAAGTACCTTTAAACCTCTTAGTCAAAGTGAAATTTTAAAGCTCACCATGATTAAGAAAAGCTATGAAAGGCATTGGAAATCTGTATCTGATCTTCTTGCTATGGTAGATCCAGAAATGTTAGATAGCTTTAGGAAAGCAAAAATTGAGCAGGAGCATGCTCGTAAAAAACATTTACTGATGCTAGCTAAGAAGCAGAAAGAAAGAGATAAGCTAATGCAACAAATAGCTATAGGTAGTCTTGTATTCATAATAGGAGCCGCTATTGCAATAGGTGCATTATCTATAGTAATACAAACATTTAGTTAAAAAAACGCTTGACAAACACGAAAAAGTATGATATAATATATAGGTACTTTACGTACATTTAGTATTCTTTAACAAAGGTAAAATACAATGACTCAAGAGTTAGAAACATATTTCAACAACTACTTTGCTATGTTTAGATCAGAAGGCTGGAAACAGTTAATCTCTGACCTACAAAGTAATGTTGGACAGATCAACTCAGTAGAATTGACTACGGATAACGATAACTTGAACTTCCGTAAGGGACAGTTAGCTATCCTAGCAACTATACTAAATCTTGAAACACAGATTGACAACGCTCATGCAGAGGCAGAATCAGGTGAAGACACTGAGGAAGCTCTAGATGAAGCTGTTTGACTTTAGATGTCCTTGCGGACAACTGTTTGAAGATTTAGTAAAGTCTGATGTCACAACTTCTAGGTGCAGTTGTGGCTTAGACGCTAAACGTGTTATCTCACCAGTAAGATCTAATCTAGAGGGCATTAGTGGAGACTTCCCTGATGCACATGATAGATGGGTTAAAAAGAGAGAACAACACATGGCATACGAGAGAAGGCAAACCTCTTAAATAAGTAAAACTTATCTGTGAGAACCTTCATACTAAACATCTCCACAATACTAAGGTACGGAGTTAATAATGGCTAAGATTATTGAACCTGAGCGTCAGGGAAACCAAGACGAACAACAATTAGACATGTTTTCACATGTAGAGGAAGAACAGGAGACTCCTGAAATACAGGAACCTGAAATACCAGACAAGTACAAAAACAAGTCTGCTGAAGAACTTGTACAGATGCACCAAGAAGCTGAGAAGCTATTGGGTAGACAAAGTTCTGAAGTAGGTGAGTTACGTAAAGTTGTTGATACATATATCCAGACTCAACTCACTCAAGATCAACAAGAAGCACCCCAACAAGTCGAAGAAGTAGATTGGTTTACAGACCCTGATAAGGCTGTAGATAGGGCTATTCAGAACCATCCTAAGATTAAGGAAGCTGAAGAACTTACAAAGCAGTATAAAGCAAGCACTGCAATGTCAGAGCTACAACGTAAGCACCCTGACATGCAAAGTATTTTGCAAGACACTAACTTTGCTGAGTGGATTAAAGCCTCTAATATTAGGACTAGATTGTTTGTAGCAGCAGACCAGCAGTACGATCACGAAGCCGCTGACGAGCTATTTAGCTTGTGGAAAGAGCGGCAGAGTATTGTACAGCAAACTGCTTCTGTAGAGCAGCAAGCTCGTAAACAAGCAGTTAAGGCAGCTTCCACAGGCAATGTCCGTGGGAGTACTGAATCAGCACCTAAGAAAATCTATAGACGCGCAGACATTATTAACCTTATGAGAACAGACCCTGACCGTTACGCTGCTCTACAACCAGAGATTATGAAGGCGTATGAGGAAAAGAGGGTTAGATAACAAACCTTAAAAAGAGATATTTATTATGACTGATTCCACATATCCCGCAACTGGCGGGTTCGTTGACAACACTAGTGCAGCTACTTTTATTCCAGAAATCTGGAGTGACGAGATTATTGCTGCATACCAGAAGAACCTTGTCTTGGCAAACCTTGTCAAGAAAATGTCTATGGCTGGTAAGAAAGGGGACACCATTCATGTACCTAAGCCTGTCCGTGGTGATGCACACGCTAAAGCAGAGAATACTGCTGTAACGGTACAGAACGCTACGGAAAGCGAAGTACAAATTTCAATCAATAAGCACTTCGAGTACTCTCGTTTGATTGAAGACATCACCGACGTACAAGCTCTTAGCTCACTGCGTCAGTTCTACACGGAAGATGCTGGCTACGCTCTGGCGAAGCAAGTTGACACCGACCTGCACAGCTTGGCTACTGGCCTTGGCTCTGCTGGTACGTCTTCTACGACTTACCTCAACAATGGCGGTACGTTCTTTGTAGACGCTACTAATGGCTTGACTGTGTATGATGATGACACTGTAACCACTGCTGATGTATTCACTGACGCTGGTTTCCGTGGCATTATCCAGAAGCTAGACGACGCTGATGTCCCTATGGAAGATCGTTGTTTCGTTATTCCTCCTTCAGTACGCAACACCATCATGGGTATTGACCGTTACGTAAGCTCTGACTTCGTAAACAACGGTCAAGTCACCAATGGTCAGATTGGTCAACTGTACGGCATTGACGTATTTGTTAGCACCAACTGTCCTGTTGTTGAAGCAGCTAGTGCAAACTCTGCTTCTGCTGTAGACTCTCTGGGCGCACTGCTGTTCCAGAAGGATGCAATTGTAATGGCTGAACAACTGGGAGTTCGCTCACAGACTCAGTACAAGCAAGAGTTCTTGGCTAACCTGTTTACCTCAGACACTTTGTACGGCGTTTCCGTACTGCGTCCTGAGTCAGGTTTGACTTTGGTTGTTCCTAAGTAATAACCATTTAGCTGGGGGCTGCTACGGTGGCCCCTTAGCTTTATCTTTAAGGAGTGTATTATGTGGCAAGCATTGATTAGCCCTATAGCTAACCTAGCTGGTACCTTCCTTAAAAATAAAGCTGCTGAAAAGCAAGCTGCCCATGAGTCCAAAATGCGTAAGATTAATGCTGACGCAGACTGGGAGACTCAGCAGGCATCTGCATCACAATCCTCGTGGAAAGACGAGTGGTTCGCTGTTATTCTTAGTCTGCCCTTGATTGGCGCGTTTATTCCTAGTTTGGTTCCATATGTACAAGAAGGTTTTATTGTTCTTAGTTCTATGCCTGATTACTACAAAGGTTTCTTAGCGGCTGCTATTGCTGCTAGTTTTGGTATTAAGAGCGTTTCTGCTTGGGGGAAAAAATAAATGTCAAGAAGACCCCAATATATGTCTGGAAAAGCCTTCGATTCAAGTATTGAAGACTTGACTGAGACAGGGCTGGCTGATGACTTTCGTACCCTATCTGATGTTCGTCCACTAACTGGGGCTTTTAATGATAGTTTATCAGAAGGAACACAACGCTTTCTGGATGCGTTAAGCTCTGGCGCTGATTACTTTGAAATTGATGATGTTGATAAAGTAGATGATTTTTACGACAGGGTTCGTTTTAAGTCATTCGGAGAAGCTCAGTTTTCTGATAACGAGT